ATATCGGTATTGATCCCTCTGCGGCGTATTTCCTCCCCGCCGCAGCACTTGGCCCCGCCCTTGTGGTGGGGCTTTTTTGTTGCTATTTGTTGCAAGATTGCATTTTTCCGCAATTAAAAAACTGACCAGATGGTAAAAAATGAAGCCGAGCAAAAAAGATACGTTCAGCAAGCTAGAGGTCACATACCGCCTTATCGAATCCCTAATCCCCTACGCCCGTAATAGCCGCACCCACTCCGACGCCCAAGTCGCCCAGATCGCCGCATCCATCAAAGAGTTTGGCTGGACGAATCCCGTCCTCATCGACAGCGAGGGATTGATCATCGCGGGGCACGGTCGCGTCATGGCGGGTCGAAAGCTGGGCATCAAGGAAGCCCCGTGCATCGTCCTCGACAACCTCACAGATGCACAGCGCCGCGCCTATGTCATCGCGGATAACAAGCTGGCGCTGAATGCCGGTTGGGATACTGAGCTTCTGAAGGTAGAACTGAACGACCTAAAGGGGCTTGACTTAGATCTGAACTTGACCGGCTTTGATCCCGGTGAACTCAAAGATTTACTCTCAGGCAATCTTGATGGGTTAAGCGATAGCTATACTCATAAAGTTGAGGCCCCAATTTACGAGCCTAAAGGCGAGAAACCATCAATCGTAGAGTTGTGTGATAAGAGCAGAGCCGATAAGCTCAGGCAAGAAATAGAGAAAGCCAATCTTCCCAAGGATGTTTCAGAGTTCTTGAAGGCAGCCGCATCTAGGCATGTCGTATTTAACTATGAGAAAATTGCTGAGTTTTATTGTCACGCCGACAAGCAGACGCAAGAGTTAATGGAGAACTCAGCATTGGTAATTATTGACTTCAACAAGGCAATGCAGCTTGGCTATGTAAAGCTAAAAGAAGAATTGGCTGCTGCTATTGGAGGTCAGTCAGCCAGCGAGGAAGACGATGAGTGATTCTTTCTGTACATTCATCATTAGCCACGGACGTCCTGATAAAGTTGTAACGTTTAATACGTTAAAGCGTTGCGGATATACAGGACCGTTATTTATCGTCTGCGACAACGAGGATAAGACGATAGATCAATATAATCGCAATTTCGGCCCTGATATGATACTTGTGTTTGACAAGATCAAATATGCCTCGATGGTTGATAACTGCGATAACTTTCAGAATCGCCGCACGACTACGCACGCTCGTAACGCTTGCTTTGATTTCGCCGCCGAGAAAGGCTTCGATTATTTTCTTGTACTTGATGATGATTATACATCTTTCAGATCAGTATTTGATGCCGATGGCAATTTCTCTCGTAAGAAAGTGACTAACATTAATACTATCATCGAGTCATTCAGACATTTTCTGGATCATGACGAACGCATTGATTCGATTTGCATGCTGCAAGGCGGCGATATGATAGGCGGTCAAAATTCAACAATATGGAAAAGTCAGTTTTTCCCATTCAACCACCGCAAGGCGATGAACTCATTTTTCTGCAAAACATCTCGCCGATTTTGGTTTTTTAGCCGTCTAAACGAAGATGTGAATACATATCTCGCGCTTGGAAGCAGAGGTAGAATATTTATGACAATGCCAGAGGTCCAACTTACTCAGGCTCAAACTCAGGCAACATCAGGTGGCATGTCAGAAGCATATTTAGCCAGCGGCACCTATGTGAAATCGTTCTACACGGTAATGATTTGTCCATCATTTGCTATAGCAACAGTGACCTCAAGCATGAAGCGAATGCACCACAAGATCAGTTGGAACAATGCAGTGCCAAAGATCATGGATAAGGCACATAAAAAATGACCGACGAACCCACCAAACGAGGCCGACCACCGATAGGCCGCAGCGAAGAAATCGCCAAGGCGGTGCAGCTTCACACACTTGTCGGCACGCCGCAGCCAACGCTTGCCAAGGTGCTCGGCATGTCAACCGAGACGCTGACCAAGTATTACCGCGAGGAACTGGACACCGCCAAAGCCCAGGCCAACGCATCGATTGCCGGTCGGCTCTACAAGAAGGCAATGGACGGAGACACCACCGCCATGATCTTCTGGCTCAAGACGCAAGCCCGCTGGCGCGAGACCATCGACATCTCCAACGAAGACGGATCGCTGCAACAGGCTCCGATCCAACAAGCCGTTCTGATTGCCTTGAACAAGATGCAAGACGCCGAAGACGCCGAAGATGCTAAAGGCGAATGACTATGCGCTCTTAGCGGGAAAGTTGCACAACTTCAGCCGCTACATGTTCCGCTCGAAACGCAACATCGACATGCTCGACAATTGGCATCAAGCTCGTATCTGCAAATCCTTGGAACGCGTCTACACGGGCCGCACCAATCGTTTGATCATCAACGTGCCCCCTCGATCCGGCAAGACCGAGGTCGCCGTCAAGGCGTTCATCGCGTGGGCAATGGGTCTTGCACCCGATTCAGAATTCATCCACGCGAGCTATTCCAAGCGCCTCGCAACCGCGAACGCCTACGACATCCGCGCGATGATGCAGCACGAGGCTTATCGTCTCGTCTTCCCGTGGCTTAAGCTCCAGGATGACAGCAAGGCCAAGGATGAATTCCGCACCACGGCTGGCGGCATCGTCTACGCGACAGGCGCGGAAGGCACCATCACAGGCTATGGCGCTGGCAAGATGCGAGACGGCTTCGGCGGTGCCATCATCATCGACGATCCGCACAAGGCCGGTGAGGCAACCTCGCCCATCATGCGCCAGAATGTGATCGACTGGTATCAGACCACGATACAGTCGCGCCTCAACAAGATCGACACTCCGATCATCGTCATCATGCAGCGGCTCCACGAGGATGATCTTTCCGGCTGGTTGCTGAACGGCGGCTCCGGTGAACATTGGGACAGCCTTGTCATTCCTGCCCGTGATCCCGATGGATCATCGTTCTGGCCTGAGCAATTCCCGCCCGAGATGCTCGACCGCTTGGAGCAGTCCAGCCCCTACGTTTTCGCTGGTCAATATATGCAACGCCCCGCTCCGCTAGGCGGCGGCATCTTCAAAGATGAATGGTGGCGGTTCTATGAGGCTATGCCGCCGCTCAAGTGGCGTGCGATATATGCCGATACCGCGCAAAAGACAAAGGAGCAGAATGACTATTCCGTCTTTCAATGCTGGGGCCAAACGCAAACCGGACAGATCGTGCTGCTCGATATGGCACGCGGCAAGTGGGAGGCTCCAGAACTGGAAACGATGGCTCGGGCATTCTGGAAAAAGCATTTGGCAGCATCGGACAAGGGGCCGCTTCGAGCCTTCAAGGTCGAAGACAAGGTGAGCGGCACCGGCCTGATCCAGAAGCTGAAACGCGAAGGCATTCCGATCATTCCGATCCAGCGCAATACCGACAAAGTGACACGCGCCTTCGATGCCGCGCCGTATGTTCAATCCGGCAATGTCTACATCATGGATAACATTGATCACCTGGCCGATTTCATGTCAGAGGCGTCCGTCTTTCCTAACGGCACGCATGATGATATGATAGACGCCGCAATGAGTGCAATTTCCGATATGACCGCGCCGCAGTCTGCTCCTGCGGTTCGCGCCTTGTGAGGTTCTAAATGGGACTTTTTGACCGTTTCCGCCGCCCGCAAGAGCGCAAGGAATCCGCTGCCGCCAAGCTGATGGTGATCAATCCCGGCCAGGCTGTGTGGTCTCCACGCAACTATGAGAGCTTTGCCAAGGAAGCCTATGGCAAGAACGTGGTGGCATATCAGGCCATCAACCGGATTGCAGACGCCATCGCATCCGTCAATCTTGGCGTCTATCGTGGCGATACGGAACTGGTAGACCATCCGCTAATCACCCTGCTCAATCGCCCGAATCCGCTTCAGTCATATTCCGATTACGTTCGCGCCAAGGTGTCGTTCCTTATGATCGCGGGCAACGGCTACGAAGAGCGGTTCATGGTGGGCCGCGAGGTCAAGGAGCTTTACCAGCTTCGACCGGATCGCATGAAGATTGTTCCGTCATCCAACGGCATCCCGTCTGCATACGAATATACGCTCGGCCAGAACAAAGTGCGGTGGGAGATGGACCCTCGCACGCTCACCTGTGATGTGCGGCACTTGAAACTATTCAACCCGCTAAACGACTGGTACGGCATGTCACCCATCGAGGCGGGTTCCTACGCCATCGACCAGAACAACGAAGCCATGAACTGGATGCAAGCCTTGCTCCAGAACTCGGCTCGGCCTTCCGGTGCATTGACCGTCAAGGATTCCGGCACATTATCAGACGAGAATTTCAACCGCCTCAAGGCCCAGATCGAAGAGCAATATTCCGGCTCCTCGAACGCCGGTCGCCCGATGCTCCTCGAAGGTGGCCTTGACTGGCAGCAGATGGGCCTATCACCGACCGACATGGGCATCATCGAGGTCAAGTTCTCCTCGGCCCGTGACGTTGCCCTAGCCTTCGGTGTGCCGCCGCAGTTGCTCGGCATCCCTGGCGATAACACCTATTCCAATTATGCCGAGGCCCGTCTGGCCTTCTGGGAAGACACGGCGCTCCCACTGCTCCAGATGATCGTCAACGATTGGAACAATTGGCTCGGTTCCATCTACGGTGTCGAGATCAAGCCAGACATCGACAGCATCCCGGCCATTGCCGAGAAGCGTCTTTCGATGTGGCAGATGGCTGACCAGTCACAAGACCTCACCATCAATGAGCGCCGCGCCTTGAAGGGCTATGGGCCAATTGATGGCGGCGATGTTCTTTTCGTTTCTTCCGCCGAAATCCCCTTGAGCATGGCAACTGAACCGGCACCGGAACCACTCAGCCCCGATCTTGTGAAAGCACTGGCCTATGGCTCGAAGGCTGGTTGATTCCAACACGCGCCGCGAGGTGCGCCGTCAAGGCGCATTGCTCGATAAGCTGACGGTTCAATTCCGTGGCCGTCTTCAGCGTGAGATCGCAACCGCCATGCGTGAGATGGTCGAGCATTGGGAGCAGACTGGCAATGTCACCTTGCCGCGAGACTTCCGTGACCGCATCGAGGCGACTTATCGCCAGATGGCAATTGCCTCAATCACCACGTTCGGCTCCCGCATCATGGAGCAAGCCAAGGCGCGAGGCTTGAAACTGGAAACCAAGGAAAGCTTCGCCCAGATCATGACGCGCAGGGCGTTGCGCTTTATTGAGCAAGAGGCTATCCGCCGCCGCATCACCGAGGTGACGGAAACAACCCGCGACCAAATTATCCGGGCAGTTCGGAAAGGCTACGAGGACGGCTTGGGCCAACGCGGCACCGCTTCCTATATCCTCGATCTGGTGCCGCAGATTTCGTCCTACAGGGCCGAAATGATCGCCCGCACAGAGACGCACGGCGCTGCCAATTACGGCTCCCAGGAGGCCGCAAAACAGACTGGCTTGCCCTTGTCCCGCGAATGGCTGGCCGCTGCCGATGACCGAACTAGAGAAACGCATCGCGAGGCGAACGGTCAGGTTGTCGGAATGGATGATACCTTCCGCGTGGGCGATTCTGACCTAGCCTTTCCAGGCGATCCTTCTGGCCCCGCCGATGAGGTTATCAACTGCCGTTGCGCCGTTGGTTACATCGTAGACGAAGCCGCCCTTGAGGCCATGTTGTGATTTCAATCAAGCAATGATATATTCCCCTCATGCCTAGCCCCGGCCCGACCGAAAACGAAGACGAGTTCATCTCCCGTTGCATGAGCGACGAGGAGGCAATGTCTGATTTTCCCGATGAAGATCAGCGTTATGCCGTCTGCATTTCCAAGTGGGAAGGCAAGGCTGATGGCTACTCGCCTAACGAGGCAATGGCTCGCGAAGCAACCCGTGGCCTTGATTGGCGTGATGAGTTCAATCGTGGCGGCACCGAGATCGGCGTTGCCCGCGCACGCGACATCAAGAATCGTCGCAATCTTTCGCTTGATACCGTCAAGCGCATGGTCTCATACTTCGCCCGCCATGAGGTGGACAAGCAAGGCCAAGGATTCTCCCCCGGCGAGGATGGCTATCCGTCCGCTGGCCGCATCGCATGGGCCTTGTGGGGCGGTGATCCTGGCCGCTCGTGGGCCAACGCAATAGTTCGCAGAGAAGAGGGCGACAAGTTCATGTCCGAACCGATCCAGCATAAAAACGTATCCCTCACGCTCAAGCGCGAACCGGATCAAGATGGCGTCTTCGAGGGCTATGCCTCCGTCTTCGGCGTTGTCGATCAGGGAATGGATGTGGTCGAACGCGGCGCATTTCGCAAATCGCTCGGCTCTCGTAAAGTCAAGATGCTATGGCAGCACGATATGAGCCAGCCCATTGGCGTCTGGGATGACATCTACGAGGACGAGCGTGGCCTGTTTGTCCGTGGCCGTCTGCTCAAAGAAGTAGAAAAGGGCCGCGAGGCAATGGCGCTTCTCCGCGCCGGGGCCATCGATTCCATGTCTATCGGCTATCGCACGATGGAAGCCATCCCAGAGGGCGATGGCCGTGTGCGCAAGCTGATGGAAGTGGACCTGTTTGAGATCAGCCTTGTAACGTTCCCGATGCTGCCGGATGCAAAGGTGACGAACGTCAAGTCGATCACCACCGAAAGAGATTTCGAGCGTTTCCTGCGTGATGCAGGATACTCACGCAAAGAGGCCGTGGCTCTCACTCTCCACGGATTCAAAGCCCTACAGAGACAGCGGGACGCTGGCGATGAAGAGGCCGTAACCGAGGGCGTTGATGCCCTTTTACAGTCACTGTCAAAGCTGAAGGAATCCCTGCATGTCAGAGGAAATCAAGAAGGCCGTCGGCGCGGTTGAGGCGCTGCACGCCGGATTCGAAGAGTTCAAGAAGGCCAACGACGAACGCCTTGCCCAGATCGAGAAGAAGGGAAGCGCCGATGTCGTGACCGAGGCCAAGCTTCAGAAGATCGAAGCCGACCTTGAGAAGGCTCAGAAGATTGCTGACGAGGCCGTTCTGGCCTCCAAGCGTCAGTCGCGCATCGTCACCGACGAGCGTGGCGAAGTGGTCGACCTCGACCGCAAGGCTCAGGAATGGGCTTCCATGAATGCCCGCCGCCGTGGCGCTGTTGCTGGTTCCTTCGGCGCTGCCGACATGGACGGCTACAAGGCCGCGTTCGACACCTTCCTCCGCAAGGGCGAAGAGGTCATGGGACCGGACGAGCGCAAGGCTCTTTCGGTCGGCACCGATCCCGATGGCGGCTATGTGGTCAATCCCGACCTCTCTGGCCGTATCGTGATGAAGGTCTTCGAGAGCAGCCCGATGCGTGCATACGCTTCGGTCCAGGTCATCTCGTCAGATGCCCTTGAAGGTCTGTTCGATCTCAACGAAGCCTCCTCGGGCTGGGTTGGCGAAACTGACAGCCGCCCCGAGACCAACACGCCGCAGCTTGGCAAGTGGCGCATTCCTGCTCACGAACTCTATGCGAAGCCCAAGGCTACGCAGAAGCTGCTCGATGACGCCTCGATCAACATGGAAGCATGGCTTGCCTCCAAGGTTGCCGAGAAGTTCGCCCGTGACGAAGCCAACGCTTTCGTTGTCGGCAACGGCGTCAACAAGCCCCGTGGCTTCCTGACCTATGGCTCCGGCACCACGCTCCCCGGCACCATCGAGCAGTTCCCCACGGGCGCTTCTGGCGCTCTGGCTGCGGCTCCCTCGGGCGGCGATGCGCTCATCAATGCGCTCTACGGCCTCAAGCAGCAGTACCGGAACAACGCCACATGGTTCATGAACCGCGCGACCCTCACTCTGGTTCGCAAGGCCAAGGACTCGGACGGCGCTTACCTCTGGTCGCCCGGCATCGCTGCCGGTCAGCCAGCAACGCTGCTCGGGTATCCGGTGGCCTCTTTCGAGGACATGCCGGACCCGGCCTCCAACTCGCTCTCCATCGCCGTCGGCGATATGCGCGAAACCTATCAGATTGTGGACCGCCTCGGCATCCGCACGCTGCGTGATCCCTACTCTGCCAAGCCCTACGTGGAATTCTACACCACGAAGCGTGTCGGCGGCGATGTGGTCAACTTCGAGGCCATCAAGCTGGTCAAGCTTGGCTCGTAACAACTAACGCGGGGCGGCAATAACGCCGCTCCGCAACCACGCCGATAAGAAGGATTCTTGAGATGCGTGATATGCTTTCCAACAAGCAGGTTGTCCTGCTTGGCACCGTGACACTTTCCGGCGTGACGCCGGGAGCAACCTCGTGGGTTGATACCCGTGGCTTTGATGCCGTCACCCTGATGCTTGCCACTGACACCGTGACCGATGCTGGCGCTGCTGCTGGCTTCACCTTCACGGCCCAGCACTCCGACACGACCGTTGCTGGTGACGCTGCGGCCATCGTTGCGGCTGATTCTGTCAACGGCACGATTGCCCTGTCTGTCACTGCCGATGGCGATGACAACAAGATCATCGGCGGCATTGGCTACAAGGGTTCCAAGCGTTATGTTCGCATGAACGGCGTTGGCACCACCGGCACCGATGCGACCGTCAAGGTCTACGGCATCCTCAATGTGCCGCACCGCGCTGCCACCACCTTCGTCGGCACCAACGTGGCTGCTACATAACAATAACGGGGCGGTTCTGGTGAGCCGCCCTTCCCATCATCCGAAATGAACGGAGACTAGAATGGCACAGAACACAACGATTACGGTCCCTGCCGCGACTTGGACCCAGCTTACCGATGCCGACATCACCTCAATCACGTTTCAGAACATCGGCTCCAATCATTGCATGATAAAGGCGACCACGGACGGCACCGCGCCGACCACGTTCACGGGCGCAATCCGCTATAATCCAGGGCAGGGCGAACGCAATGTGGCGCTCTCTGATCTGTTCCCAGGCTTGGCTGGGAGAGATCGCTTGTGGGCTTACTCAACGGATGCGACACAAGTAGTCGTCTCACATGCGTAGGCTAGTAAGCCCGCTTGACGGCATTCGCTCACCGTTTGGGCCGAAGGTTGGTGACTCCACCCCCGGCGGTCCCAATAGTGTTCTCCTGCTTTCCAACGGCACGGACGGCCTGCTGCTCGTGGACAATACATCCTTCCTTAAACTCGCATCTTCCTCGTGAGGTTGAATCATGGCTGACACCAAACTTGCTGACCTGACGGCGCTAACAACGCCCAGCGGCGATGATATTCTCTACATCGTGGACGATCCTGCTGGCACGCCGCTGGACAGAAAGATCGCGCTAAACAACCTCTTCACGCGCGGCACGATCACCGCCAGCGCACCTGTGCTGGATGCCTCCCAGACATGGAATAACGGCGCAGTTACGTTCACCGGACTGAAGTTTAATGTTGTATCAGATACGTCTGCGGCGGCTTCGCTGCTGATGGACTTGCAGGTCGGGGGAGTAAGCCAGTTTCAGATTACCAAAGCCGGACGTATTAACGGGCCAAGCGGCGCTAATGTAAACATCAATGGCGCAGTTGAAATTTTTACAAGTCAGGTCCGTATTGCGTCAACACTTCAATTCTTTACAGATACCAACCTCACCCGCCGTGGAGCCGCCAACCTCCGCTTTGGCGCTGCTGATGCTGCCGCACCCGTAGCGCAGACCCTCTCCGTTCAGTCCGTTGTCGCTGGCACACCGAACACCGCTGGCGCGAACCTCACCGTCACTGGCTCACAAGGCACAGGCACGGGAGCTGGCGGCTCCATCATCTTCCAAGTCGCCCCGGCTGGTTCGTCTGGCTCGGCGCAGAATGCGCTGGCTACGGCGCTGACAATTGCGAATAACAGAACTGTTACTATTGGCGTTGCATTTACTGTAGCGACGCTTCCTGCCGCAGGAACGCAGGGCCGCAGAGCTTGGGTTACAGACGCAACGGCTCCAACATTTTTGGGAACGCTGGCAGGCGGCGGCGCAGTTGTTTGCCCGGTATTTGATAACGGAACGGCATGGGTATCTGCATAGGAGACTAACAATGACGAATAACTACCAATGGGCGGTGAACTCCATGACCGCCTACCCGGAAGTGGACGGCAAGACCGACGTCGTGTTTCAGGTCGCTTGGGTTTGCTCCGCGACTGACGGTGTCAACAACACGGCTACCTATGGCAGCGTAGACCTGACGCTGGACCCCGCCGCATCATTCACGCCCTACGACCAGTTGACACTGGACCAGGTGCTAGGCTGGGTTTGGGAAATCATTGGCAGCGATGGCATTGCGGCTGCGGAAGCCATCTGCGACGCTCAACTTACAGCAATGGCCTCGCCCGCCACGGTCACCCCACCCCTACCGTGGGGCGTGAACCCTCCTGCGCCTGTTCCGCCACAGGAGCCGTAAGCATGAAAGCCCGCATCATACGATCCTGGGATTGCGCTCCGGAGGGTCACACCATCATCCGCTATGATGCGGGCGAAAACGTTGAAGACAAGGTGGCAGAACTTGCGCTGGCGGATGGCGCAGCCGTCGAGGTCAACGTCATGCCAGCTTTCGAAACCAAAATCGAGCAGCCGCCGGAAATCAAACGCCCGCGTGGTCGTCCGAGAAAGGAAGCATCTGAATGAGCCTTCGTGCCGCCGTTCCGCTTTATCAGTTCCGGGGTTCGGTTCTCACTTCCGCCCCTGCATCCGAGCCGGTGACGGCTGCGGAACTCCGAACGCATCTCCGCACTGACAGCACGGAACTTCCGGACGCGGAAGCAAATGCGCTCATCACGGACGCCAGGACCGAGATCGAGAACATGATCGGCCTTGCGTTTATCACGCAGTCGTGGCGGCTGTCGCTTGATCGCTGGCCCGCTGGTGGCGAGGCATGGTGGGATGGCGTGCGAGAGATGTCGATCACAGAACTGGCGCGCACCAGCACCATTCAAAGCCTTGCGATTCCGCGATGGCCTCTTCAATCGATCACATCGGTCACGGTCTACGATGAAGGCAGCAATGCAACGTCCATCACGGTTGCCAATGTCTTTGACGTTGACACATATCAGACGCCTGGAAGGTTGACACTCAAGCGCGGCCAGACTTGGCCAGTTGCTCTACGCGCCAATGACGCCATCCAGATCATCTATGTGTCTGGCTATGCCAATGCAGCGGCAGTCCCGTCTCCGATGAAGCGTGCCATCAAGCAGCTTGCGGCATTCCTCTATAGCAACCGTGGCGATGACTGCGATCCCAAGGATGCCTATGACGCATCTGGTGCTGCAAGCATCATCGCTCAATATAAGGTGGCGCGGATATGACCTATCCCAGCAGTCTCGACATTGCGCGCGGACTGGCTTCGGGTTGTCGGTCGTTCAACAAGTTTGGCCGGAACACATCTATCGGTTCCAGCTTCGTGCCTGTAACACGTTCCGGCTTCTATCGCACGCCACAAGCGAATGACCACGTTCATCTCCGCATCAAGGCCGGTGGCAATGCCAACGACACGGCCAACGGTTC